TATTCATATATTATCACTCCATTTATTATCAATTTTTTGCATAAAAAATCGCCAGTGCTTTAAAAAGATCTGGCGTCTTCACATATTTATATGTAGTTACTTCATTTATTGTTTTAACAAATGAAGGTTTTATTCCAATACTCCATAAATATTCCTTTTCAGGCGTATATTGAGTAGAATATTCTTTGTCAAATTTTTTCATATATAAATTCCTTTTATCTTATATTCAACATAAAACTCATGCTTTCACATGAGAGTAGAGTACTTCTTAACCACGTTTTTTTTATAAAACAGCAGCTATACCATTTCAGATACCATTTGCGATTGTATCCTACATTAAGGCTTTCGCCCCCCTGACGTTGGGGTACTCGTTTGACACATCTCTATTCGAGACTTCGCGCCCAAGCTACCATTCCTAATTTATATAAAATTAGTAAAATAATCTATTTAGGCTTTTGACCATATAGAATCTCTATTGTTGTTTTACTTTCGTTACATTCATGCCAGCTTATTTCATCCGCATTGTAGTAATAGAGCTTTAGGTTTTACTGGGTTTAGATATATTTACGTTATGCACATTTCTGTACATAGAGACAATCATTTGTCTTTAAAGCATTACCAATTGATGATCCATCCTCACGTGTCCTTTCGGCTACTTTAGCAGAAATTGCTGCTAATTGCTCGTAGCTCATTCCTGCATCAAATGCAACCTGACCAGATGCCTGAACAGCATCAGTCATTACTTTGATACCTTTTGCGTAATCCATACCTACCGCACCGGAAATCTTATCCAATACATCAACTACGTGCATAGAAGCATCAGCAGCAGTAGTAGAGCCATCTTCGAGCATATGGAACTGCTGAAGAATACCTTGTACCTGATCAGCGGCGGTAGAAGCATCTACATTACTTAAGTTACTCAGAATAGCAGTAGGTTTCGCTGTTTCCTGGATTTCCTTAGATGTAGTATTCATATTTGCGTAGATCTGATAGATATCCATGGTATTATCCAAGGACATAGAAAGATCTTTTGCCATATCAACAGCAGATGATCCGAGAGATGAGAGCTGTTCTTTGCTCATATCCATGGTATAACTGACGTTAGTTAATCCTTTATTGAAATCAAGGAATGTATTAAATCCATCTTTCATTTGCTGGAAAGCTTGGCCAAGAATTTGAACATTAGCTACGCTGCTTCCTATTTCACCAACAATTGATTTAAAGTTACCGGATACAAGATTTTTCAATCCGCCCAGAAAAGAGCCAGAACCACCAGAACCAGAACCAGAATATTGAATCTTTTGAGTTGTTCTAAGAGCTTTATTAAGTTCATCAATATTACTTGTGATAGTGATTATATTTCCAGAATCATCTTTAAATTTTTGAGTGATTTTACCCGTTGATGTATCAATAGTTTCCGATACTTTATTGGTTAATTGCATATAATCGGTAAGTTCTTTTAATGATTGTTTCGCATCATTAATATCTTGCACTTTTCCTACAGTATCTTCTACCAAAGTACCTTTTGATGTTGTTTTTTTGTATTTGTCACTTTTAGACGATTCTTTATAAAAGTCATTCATTGTAGATATAAGAGACGCAGCGGCATGTTCCGCTTCTTTCATTTTCTCTATATCGCCTGAATTATAACTATCTATAATACCATTCCATTGCTCTACAAAACCAGAAACTTTTGACTTATAATCATTTGTCTTGGTATCATAGTTTTCTGATTTAATTAATTTATTTTTAATTGCTTCATAGTCTAAAGAAGATTTTCCAAAACCATTTTCATAAAAATCCTTATTAGTATTAAAACGTGATTGAATATCTGTCATAAAATCAAGATATTCTTTCATGCCCTCTTTACTATCTTTAAATTGAGTTGGATCATTTTTGCTTAAGTCAGATTGTATTCCCCCAAAATCTTTTTTAAATTGGTCAGATGCTTTACCAGCTTTCTCAATAGATAATACATAATCATTGATTTGTTTAGCTAAAGTGTCAAAATTACTTTGAAGAATAGAGTTTCTATCTTCTATATTACCCCATCTATCATCCTTATATGACCATAATGTATCAAATAACCCTTGTCTTTTAGATACCTTGTCTTTTAAAAGATTATAGGCATAATCACTTTTTTCAAATTTCTCTTGTTGTTTTTCATACGCAGCTTTATTAATTTTACCGCTCTTATTAGCATTTCCGATAATTTTAAGCATTTCATTTTGAGCATCGCTACGAGTTTGATATGCAGATCTTAAAAGACTTACTAAATTATCATCAAATTGGCCTCTTTGACTTTGACCTTTTTGTAACTCTTCCTCATAAGAATCATATAATTTCTGATCAGCTATTTTTGAAGGAGAAGTTTTATTTTCATTATGAACATTTTCATTAAAGGATTCGATTTTCTTTTCTTTTTCTTCAATAGATTGTAATTGCTGATCTATAGAATCTTCATATGACGAGCCTAATTTTCCGTCTTTCTTTTTATATATACTTCCTTTAGGATTCAATATTGTATTCTGAAGAGTTGTATATGCCTTTCCTAATTCCTTAACATCAGCTATAGCTTCTTTATATTGATCTGTAAAGTTACGAGTCTTTATATTTTGAGAATTTGTTTTTTTCGTAGCATTTAATGCATTTCTTTGCTCTCTTGAACCTGCGGAAACCGTATCGACAAAATCAGAAAACTTATAATCGTTTGATGAATCATTAGCAATAGATCTTGCAATATCAGCAATTTCTCTACGATCTGCTTGGTTCGCTTTTATATTTTCTTTTAACTCTTTAATCTTATTCTGATTTCGTTTATCATCAGATTTAGACATTTCTGTGTCCAAATCAGCCTTTTGTTTAAGGATTTTATTTGTAATTTTTGTTGCTTCTGCACTTAATGCTTTGAAGTCAGAATAACGTGATGCAGAATTTTTCCATCCAGAAATACCTGTTTCTTCGTTTTCTTCATATGTTTGTGTGAGAGTAATAATAGACTTATCAACATCTTGATATGTTTTGACTAATTTCTTCCCGGCAGCAGATTCTCTTTGAGATAATTGCTTTAGTCCGGAGAAATCATCCGGAATATCAGCAGTAGGATATAACCTTCCATTATCATATCCAATTTTGGGACCGGTTTTGATCACTGGTGATTTCTTGACAACTTTATATTTAGGTTTATAAGAATCATCAATATGAGATCTGACACGCGTCTGATCGAAATCTGGAACCGGACCTTGAGATATTTGTTTTTCTGCATATAAATTAGGAGTTTTCTTATCATATGTAGCAGTCGCACTAGAATAACTAATCTTTTTGCTTTGCGCTTCAGATATAGCCTTTTCAAGCTCATCATTTGATGGAGCATTAGAACCCAATATTTTTTTAAGATCTTTTTCTGACACGCCTTTAGATCTCGCTTTTTTAATTGCGTTCAATCTGTTTAATTCTGCATCAGAAACCGCCATCATATCGCTCAGTGTAGCATCAGTAGAATTCGCTCGCTCTTGCAGTTCCTTATAAACTGAGTTTTTCTTTTTTAAATCTCTCTTAACTGAATCAATATCAGCTTTTTCTTTTTTAGATTTCTTTCTGTTTCGTTGTCTTTTAGGCTTAACATATAATTCTTCTTTTATTTGTTTGTCAATCTCAGCCAGTAATTCTTCAGTATTATCTTGCTCCGGTATTTCAGTTGCTGGACGCTTTGAAAAGTCTGTTAATTCTTGACGACTTCTTAAAGAGCTACTTTTTTCAGAGTTGGTAGCATGAGGTTTGTATTGTATTCTTTTATATACATAGTCAGGAGCTTTATTTCCAGATACAACATAATAATTTCCATTTTTATCAAAAATGCCCGAGTTACTTTTGATTTTAGGAGAACGATTTAATGGAGCAGAAGCAAAATCCATTAATTGTTTTTGATCATAAAGTCTACCTGTAAACCGAGAATCATGTTTTTTTTGATTATTTTTAGTTAGACGCGGGGAGAATGAGTACTTAGGTTCCTCTATTTCCTCTGTTTTATCTTGCTTTTGTTCAACCTTCTTCTCGATTTTTTTAGATTCTTCTGTTTTAGAAGACGGTTCAGCTTTTTTAGGCTTAGACTCCTCAACCTTTTTAGGTTCGGTCTTCGCAGTCTCTTTTATCTTCTTTTCTTCTATTTGCGGAGTAGCAGATGGCTCGAATAATTTTAATAATGAATTATAATATTCTGGCAGAACATTAATATTACTTTCTGTTCCTGTAACTCTAGCTATTTCTTTATTTAAATCTTGTTGTCTTTTTTTTTGAAGACTTATAAATTCTTTTACAAAATCAGGTTTATAACTTTCTGATATGCCAATTAAATCTCCACCATCTGTTAATTCAAGTGATTCTCCGAATTTTCTTTTTGCAGCAATCTGGCCTTTAGCAATAGAATCAAGTAAATTTTTAATAGTATTTTTTTTTAATAAAGATTTATTTATAGATGCAACATAATCATATAAATCAGCGAATACTTTAAATTGTTCTCCAGCTTTTTCAACCATCTTGACAAAATATCCAGGAGCTTTATTTGACAAATCGGTCAAGCTAAATTTGCTAAGTTCATCTATAGAGGCTCCCATTTGATATGCTTCTAACATATACCGCCTATAAATATATTTTAAACCATATGCCTCATGAGTATCTGGAATCGCATCATTCCATGTTTCAAAGCTTTCTGATAATTTTCGTAAAGCTTCTTCTTTTGATTTTGTTATATAACTTTGATTAGCTAATTTAGCATAAGTAGAATTGCCTTCGATATTTGGAATATAGTGTTCTACTTTGGCAGCACCTGTTTGTTTCTTTTTAGGAGTAGTAGAAGAGGATTTCTTACTAGATTTCTTAGGTTTAGATTTGTCTTCTATTTTAGATTGTTCTTTCGCAACTTTTTCTGCTTCGATTTGCGCTTGGTCTAAAGAAGTATTAATCGAATCAATTACCGTTTGTGCATTATATGTAGAATCTTGAAATTCAGAAACAATCGCAGAAACAAGTTCTGACAAGCGTTTAACATGATTTTTATCTAATTTAGATGATCCGCTTCTTTGATATACCTGTAATGCTGCAAATAAATCGCTAAATCCTTTATAGTTAACACCACTTACTGCATCTTCTCCAGCTGTGGCATTTTTACCGGTTGGCGTTCTATCCATTAATATATCGTATATATCATCAATAGAATATTTATATTCTCCATTCTGTTTATAATCCAACAAAGATAATGCTTTCTTACTTTCTTTTGTACCTTTTGTACCACTTAAATGAGAAATAGCATCATCAATAGACATACCAACAGCCGTTTTAACAGCTGAATCTATTCTTGCTTGAAATTCTTTGGTTATACGTTTTCCTGACGAAGCGTTGATGGCTGCCGATAAACCTGCGCCAAAAGAATCTATTGATTGTGACATACGATCTTGAATTCCAGTCCAATTTTTACCAGAAGTGAGAGCAGTTCCTAATTTTCCGACGCCAAAATGTTCATATAAACCATTTTGAATTTGATCTATAATTTTATCTGGTAATTTAAGCGTGCTTCCGTTAAAGTTCTTCTTTTTATCGTTTTCAGATAAAAATTGTGTATAACCTTCGTCCTTATGAAGACCTTCTCGGATTTTAACAGCTGCTTGAATTTTGGCAGCTGTGATAGCAGCATCGTACATTTCCTGTCCATAGGATTTAGAAGAGGATTTTGGTAATCTAAAACTTTCAGATAGTATGTCATGCGTCTTTTTTGCTCGTCTGTCTAATGTGAGGTTTTGTTCGAATGTTTTTAATCTATCATTTGAAATTTCAGGATGGCTACGTTTTACTTTAGACACTGCAGTAGAAATTGCTTGTCGTTCATTTGAATTAAGTTCTTCTAAATAATTTGCAGAACCTATTTTTTTTACGACTTCTTTTGCAGCGTCAATTAAATTCTTAGATGTTTTTTCTGCAGCACTTAAAGTTTTTTTAATAGCAGTTCGACTATCTTTGTCAATTGACAACTTTATTGGAGTTTTGCCTAGAAGTGGAAGATCGACATTTTCTGTCTCTAATTTAACCGGAGTCTTTATTGGTTTCTCAGCTTCTTTTTTAGCCTTATCAAATTTTGTAGTGTCAGGAGTAAGTTCTGCATTGACATTTACTTTCTTCCCGTCAACTGAATCTGCAACATTTTTTAAATTTAGTAATTTATTAATCGCATCATTAACTGCAGCGTCTGCATCTACGCCGACTCGTACTCTTTTATCATATTCATTACTCATATATTAATCACCTATCTTAAATACATTGTAAAATTAATTCCGTAAAAATATTCGCACACATATTTTTATAACTAGACCCCGCAAGATAAGCATCCACTTTAGGATCTACCATATCTATAACAGATTGCGTTTGTACGGCCGATGCTCCCCATTGTGTATAAGCAGCCATTCCAGACCTTGGGGTTGGCCATCTATATAAAAATGATCCAGGAGAAGGATGATCAGGACCATTGTTTGCTCCACCATGATATCCTTCTTTAAAAAACATATGATCAAAAATATATTCTGGAGCTACACGATGAGTGTCATCAATCAAAGAAGCGTCAGAATGTAATAAAATAAATTCGCCATCAGCTTTAATTTTATATGCATCTGCCATTGACCATGTACGTGAATAATAATAAGGCGAATATGAACTATAATAAGCCTGAATACATTCATCAAATATATTTTTAAATTCCTGTGCTACGATGGGAGCGACTTGTTGAGCCACCTGTTTTTCAAATTCTGGTATATTTTCTTTTATTTTTCTTAAAGCACTTATAATCTGATCTATTGAATACCCTCTCATATAGCACCTCCAAATTTATTATTTATTTTATATTATTTTCATCAATATATTTTAATAACTCCTGAATTCCTTCGTTTGCAAATAATCCAATTGTGGTTGCAAATGAATTAACATATTTAGATATATATGCATCAGCCGTTTTATTTTCTTCAATATAATTATTGGTTATTAATTCATTAATATTTAACAATTCTTTTAGCTCTCTTTCTCCAATAATGTTCCAAATGTCATTCATAATATTTCTCTGGAATAGCAAATCGTAATCATCAAATGCAGTTGTCTCACTAGAATTTATTTTTTTAACATTAAGCTTTGTGTATAAAATAAGAGAAGCAGTAACCATATTAATTTTCGATAAGAAATGATCGATATGTAATACACCAGTTGAAGAACTTACAATAGTTTTGTCAAACATAGTTTGTAATATTATTTTCTTTTCCAATACGGGGCAATATTTTCTATAAATAATTCCTTCGAGCATCTGTTTCTTTGTATCTTCTGTTTTAGCCATGTCATATCTACGGCAAAACTCTTTTACGGTAAGTTTTCTTTCTACACTTTCGTCATTAGATTTATTTACAACATTTTCTGACATAATAATTTCTCCTTTTTATTCCTTATATAATTATTTATTCTGACTTATCTTTTCATCAGAATGTATATAAAATTCAAATTCAGTTCGTGGATTTTCTTTGTCGTATCCAGTTTTTAAAGTGAGAGAGTGCAAATGTTTTTCGTCGTCATCAACGATCAATCCGGACTCTGTAAATCCATCAAGAATAAATTTTGGTATTTGATTATCACAATCATGACGTCTTCTGGTATCAAAAAAGACAGTCACGACAAGATCAAAATTGTCTAACTGTCTATTTTCTAATTTGTTTAATTTTACCCAAAATCCAACGAAGTCTTTCCATTTTTGTTTTAATGCATTCATCTGAATACGTGGTAGTATCATCCATGTATTAATAGAAGGATGATATGGTTTTGTTATTGGCTCTTTCTTAGCTCTTGGATGTTCAAAAAAATATTTCTTATTATATTTTTCTACAACATCATTATCTAATGTTAATTTTAATATTTCAGACATGAAAATCACCCTCTATTGTGAAACTGACTTCAAGATCTGTTATTCGTATATTTTGAATAAGAGCGTTAACATTATATTTGTATATTAAATATGATGAATTTGCACATAAATCATTTGAACCTACACCAACAAAATATAACATTACCTTATTTACATATTTCCTATTATCAAAATATTCTTTAATTAATGGATCAAATAGGTTAGTATCTATTCTGATACAGCTTGGTCTATCACTATATAAATCAATCTCATAATCTTTTATGTTATTGATTATGCAAAATTCTTTATCATCAAATATCATTTTTACATAATCAAGTTTGTCTAAATAATATTTTGTATTTTCCATATTCCTTTTACTCCTATATATATCTATACCTCTTTTATAAGTTCATAACTAATTAATAAAGGTATAACAATAAGTTCGGAAGTTGTATCTCCAGTATCCCGAACATAATTTTCAAGTATAATATTTGCAATCTTAGCAGAAACTGTTTTCGTTGCCTTTGTAATATCTGTTACAAATTCATATTCTGCTTTTGCTAATGTCTTTTTTAGATATGTAGTTTTGCCTGAAACAGCAGTACCAAGAACATATCTTAACTCTTGTTTATCTAAAATTTTCTCATAATTATCCATATAATTTACTCCAATGTATGATCAATCCATTTTTGAAAAAGATCTTTAGTTTCCTCTTTTAAAAAAATATATACAATAATATCTTTGCCTTCTTCATTAACACTTGGGTACATATCAATAGGGAACACACGATGTTTAATATAAAGATCTCTTTGTTTTGGATTTACAATTCGTACAACTTCATATGTATTATATGGCCTCGGTTTCAAATTAAGTTCGTTTGACTCAACATCATATTTTTTCATATCCTTTTACTCCTTAAAAGTGAAAAAAGGGGCATAGCTTGAATAGTCTATACCCCTTTATAAAATCACTATTCAAATACTATTTACGTTTCACATTTCTAATGCGTTTTGGTTTATTTTGTGGCTCAGTAATAACTTCCGCAGATTTTTCAGTCCCCAAAATCGTATTTACAACAACTTCTTGAGAGGGCTCTTCTTTAATATCAAGAATTTCATCAATATATTTCTGACATGATTCTTTAAATTCTGATTTCCTTGAAAGATCGCATTCTTTGAGAATTTTTGCTGCCTCTTCCTTAGTCTTAAGTTTCATATTATAGGCAGAAATTGCGTCGAAAATCTTTTTGCAATTATCACTGCAATAAATAGCCATCCATCTTGGCAAATGATCAAATTCTTCACAACGACTGCAAAAACTATATCTTTCTCCACATAAAATACATACTTTATTATTTTTTATCATTATTTGCCTCCTTTAAAATGGCATTAAAATAGCCGGTACGATTTGACCCGTACCGACCATAAATAAATTTCGAATAATTATTATATCAAATTATTCTTCGTCGCCATCTGCGAAGTAAACCTCGTAGAGTGCTTTTGTGTCAGAGCAGTAATTCATCTGCATAGAACCAGAATACTGCAGCTGTCCATCTGTAGTCAGAGAAATCTCAACCTCTGGAGATACTTGGAATGATGGAATAACGATGTATACACCACGAAGTACATCCGGTGAACATGGATCAACAGCAAGAGCTTTAAGAGTAAGCTTAACTGTAGACGGGAATTTATCAGCCTCGTTTACAATCTTAACTCCATCTTTAGAAACCTTTCTATCATATTTAATGATATATGTACCAGCAGTCTTAGGAAGACCGAGTGTGTGATCTGTGTCTGAATAAGTATACTTAGCAACATCTACAGCTTCTGCTTTTGTACATGCTGCGCCCATTGAACCATTTGTGTTAAATACGTTTACTTTAATAGTTCCGTCTACAGCATCTTTAAGCTCTACGGTAGCATTTCCTGCTTCAGTCTGTTTTGCAGTAATAATTTTTGGCATATTGAAAGCAGTCGTTTCTGCAAGAGTAGCAGAACCTTCTCCAGCACCTGCTGCAATAATGTTCAGGTTGATCATAGCATTGTTAGCTGTAAATTCACCTGTTTTTGCCTTCCAGAATCTCTTTACAATAGCACCTGTATTATCAACAGCGTCTGTTGATTCAGCACTGATGTTAATGGTAGCATCCTGAAGCTGTGTTAAAGTATACAGCGGGTTTCCGGAAAAATCTTCTGTATATCCATACTGAAGTCGATCAATAATAATATCGCCTAATGTAAAAGCCATATTCTTTTCCTCCTTTAAAAATTTTTTGAAAATTTATGTGAAATCAATTCTTGAAAGATATATCTCTCATAAAATTGAGTTCTTCCTTATTAATTTTTGAAGTATCAAGAAATCCGGAATACATTCCTTTCATAAGAGCAGTAGAAGATTCATAAATTTGAAGTCTTTGAACACTGTCCATGAATTCAACTATTCCAACTTCGCGTAATTCATTTTTCTTGTATTTAAAACCGGGATGATTAAGACAAGCAGAGATTAGTGGAAGAAGTGTAGATTGATAAGAATCGTTTTTATGGAGATCTTGATTTTGACGATCTTCAAATATTATCCATTCTTTTGTAGATTTGCCTTTAGCTTTCTCTACTTTTGGATGAATATTGAACATAGATCTAATATAAGAAGAGATAGTAGTGTATTTTTTTTCATCGATTAGAACATTACTTTCTTCATTAAATAAATAAACTACAGGCTCATCGTCTGTAGTTTGCAATACTTGAAATTTTTGAAAATCTAAATCATTGAATAATAATTTTGTAGAATCTTTAGATAGAGTGGGGGCCAGCATACAGAACAAACTAAAATCAGATAACTTATTCCAGTCGATTCCTAAGTCCCATAATTGAACTCTATAAGATGTGGTATTAGTAACAAAGATATTAACAGCAGAATATACTTTTTTTTCGCCTTCTTTTATAATGTCACCAATTGTAGGCTGAAGTATTTGAATGTCATTAAAAATATTATCATGAATAATAAAAGGTTCTCCAAAATATAATTGGAGAGTGTCTATTTCCAATTTGTCATTTGAATCGGTCATATCTATTATTCATTCCCTGATAAAGATTGTTTGGACATTCAATTAAAAACTTTATAGTTCTACAATAATATCGTGAATCAACAATATCACAGTAATCGGCCTTACATTTTAAATGACATCCAAGAACATTAGTCCAACATAATAAGTCTTTAACTATATAACTTAAGAGATCTGTACGCATTATTCCGTATTCGGTTTCCATATCATCTTCATGAACTAAGCACATAACACTGAGTATCTGTGACTTAATTACTTCATTTGAATAAGATACAGAATCATCATCAATATCAAACATAATAAAATTTAATACTTCTTTGTTAATGCCATTTAGTTTTAAGAATGGAATAATTTGTTTTTTATCAACTCTCTTGTTGTATTCAACAATTAAGTGGCGTTCTTCGATCTCTGCATTTGTTGGATGATCTTTATTCTCATATTTATTTAAAGGACGTTTATCTTTTTTACCTAAAATTTCATTCAGATCAGGATCCTCATTAAACATTTTAAGTAAGAGATGCTTTTTTAAAATAATATCATTGTTCTTTTTATCTTCGAGATTTCTATCTATATTTTTTATATCTCTGACCATTTTTCCACCTCCAATACAATAGAAGAGTGGTTATCGCCATTGTTGTCTGTGGCTGAAAGAATAAATCTTTTACCAATGAGACTATTAGCTTTCCCTGGCTTGATTGAAATAGTTACATTATCCATAACTGTTATTTTCATCAAACCTTCATAATAAGTTTTATCTTCATCAGACAACTCATTTTTTCGATCATATACGCTTAAATTCCATTCGGATTTTAAATCTTGATATGGGAGTTTGTATTCGAAATAAGAATTCATTCCTAGATATAGATATTGCTTAGATTTGTCATAGAGAGGTTCTAATTCTCCATCATCATTAAGAGTTAACCATCTGATTTGAGATTTCGTAATCATCATTTGAGGCTTTTGTATAGTCTCAGTTTTTTGATCACCAGAGTCTGTATAATAATCACATATTTGTAATTCTACGTTATCCCGTTTATTATCCAATTCATCCTGCTTAATAGAGTATTTTATTACTCCAGAAGGATTAAGATCTGTTACTTTCGTAACCTGGTATACTTTAGGATCAAGAATATTATTTGAGAGCATGAAACGTTGTTCATGCATTACAGTTCTATTGTCATCTAATCCAAGTCCGTATAAGTTATTACCATAAGCATAATAAATGTCTGGCATCCACGCTGATGTCAAATTGTCAAGCGCAGATGAATATTCCTGAATGTTACTTATTTAATTCGTTATTTTAAATAAGAATTGTTTATATTAAGCACAGTACATATTGTAATATCTATCGTATTTTCTTTCTATGTATAAATCGGCATCCTCATAAATATAATCTAAGAATTTTTTGACTTGATTTCCTCCAGCTACAGCTAAAGTTCTAGTGTTAGTATCTTTGTTATGAGGTGAATATATACTAAAATGTATATTTAATTGATCCTCCAAAATATTTTTAATCCCAAGTAACAAATTTTCGGTTCCGGTGATATTAGCTCGTTTTTCTTTTGGGTTATTTGAAATAAAACCATCGCCGTCTAAATATCCTCTTATAAAGTGAGATAAAAGATCATTATCTAACCAATTAGGAAAAGTTAATTTAAATTCTTTCCTTGGAACGATGCCATATTTATATAAGTCTTTTGCAATTTGTTCGTTGCTTATTGCTAGTAGAAATTGGTTTTGCCTTTTAGGATCATTAGAATAATCAATAAATCGTAATGGTACTTCTGCATTCAATTCTTTTTTAATATTTTCTAATATATTTTTATCACTTTCTTGAAGACGAATTGAAATTGTGTTAGACCTGCTGCTTCTATTGCCGTCTGCATATAATAATCCTAAAATATAAGCTTTATTAGGGGTATCTATTTGATTAAAGTAATTTTCATTTATATCATATATTCTATGTGACTCAGAATTGGTTTTGATATGGATATTATGATCAACAAGGATATCTCTAACGGTTCCTTGCGTGAAATGAAAATTTGAAGCAATTTCTCTCATAGACGTTCCATCTTTATATAATTGAATTATCTTATTTTCTGTTTCTTCATTTCTTGATCCTCGAACTCTTATATTGTTTCTTCGCAAAAAACTACTTACAGTTTGGGTTTTTAAATTAAATTTTTCACCAATTTCCTTCATTTGCATACCGTTTTTACGGAGACTAATAATTTCATCTCCATGCTTTTCAAATACTTTTTGTACTGATAATTTTGACATAAAAATTCCTCCTAAATTTATGTATAATAAAAAGACCATAATTATTGTATAGGAGGTACAACAAAACGGGAGCTACCCGCTGTCTGGTCTTAATATTCAATATTAATTTATAAACAATTTTTCTTACACTTTCATGTAAGCACTGACTATATCATTCACCATATGCAATTAAGCACTTAGGAGTCTTTCACTTCGGGAGACTTCTCCCTAACAGTATTTCAACCGATAGTCGATGAGGGCAAGCCTAATTAAGCTATTCCCTGCTGATTTCCCATTATAGTAGTACTTAGCACTTTTATTATATAAAAGCTTTTATTTCAGCTTATACTATCTTACTAATTTTTTCTGCTTTCGCGACATTCACACTTATGCATATTTCATCATTATGTTGTAGTTTAGTAAGCTTTAGGACGGCTATGTGTATAGCCTAATTCCAGCATATCCGAAAGAATGCGCTGTCAAGGTTTCCCCTTACAGCGGACCATGCATGTACAGAAAATCCATACAAAATCTGTCCATTTACCACTTGTGTAGCTGTTAGCCGATCTATTCGCGCCCCAGCATGTATATAACTTATTGTTGTATATCCATTTAAATTTCCAATTGCATTGCAAAACATTATATCTGACAAAAGATGGATCATAATCACGACCGACTATAAACCACAATTGAGTGATTTGATCTTCTGGAAGCGACAATGGATCTTCTAAGTCTTTACCGTGAATATTAATTTCGTGAGCAGTATCGTCCGGAATAAAAAGATAACTACCAACAGAGTAATGTACTTTTGGGCGAAACTGAACGTAATAATCAACGGCGTCTTTAAGAATAGAATATTTCGCGTGCTTTTGAAACTTTGCATCCTCGAATTTCCATCCATCTTTTGTTAATATATAAACTCTTTTATATTGTGCATCCGCAGTAAAGGCACTATTTACAACCATATTAGATTGATTTTGTTTAACCTGTGCTAAATTACTGCCATATGAATTAAGATGCGATCTGTACATGTCGGCAGTAATCATTAAAATCAACTCCTATCATTAATTTTATCTACTAACGAATGTGCATCTAATACTAATTTTCTGTAAGATTGATAATTAAAATTTTCTTCTCGTGTTTCATTTAGAGCAGCCTGGAGAATTGACATTATAGATATAATTTCAACAGGATAGGAGAGAAGCGTGTTTAATCCATCAATCCGTTTCATCAAATTAATAAAATATTTTTCGAAATCAATGTTATTAAATTCATCTTTTGTTTTTGGATCTTTATATAAAAGTAACCAAAATAATTCTTTATGCAGCCTTACCTTATAATTTTCAAATTGCTTGTCATCAAAATGACCATAGATAGTTTTCATTTAACTATTACTTTCCAAATACGAATTCCAAATATAGCCACGCTGCTTAATTATATCTTGTTGCTCTTTCACTAAAGATGCTCTTAGATCTTTAAGCCCATTTAAATGGTTCGTCTGACTGTAAAATTTTTCATCAGAAGAGGCGTATACTTGCACAATGTTATTCAAATTGACGATTTTTGGAGTAATCCATTCAATAACCATACCGATGCCTAAAATATCTGAGACAAATCCTTGATCAAAATATTTCTCGACAACATATTTCATTGAATACTCTAGCTTTTGAATATCATCGTGAAATTCAACTTGGTTAAACAATCTATAAATATAAGGTTTTTGGATAGAAGAATGAAGCCATTCGCACATAAACATATTTACATCATCTTCGCGAAGATCAAGTAAATCATATGCATCGGCTTTAAGACGAAATTTAGAATATATTTCTTCGTAATTAATTGAAGGCATATGATACCTCCTAACTATTAATCAAATAGTCCTGTCATTACACTCATTTCTGTATCGAAGATTTCATCAAGAATTTTAATTTTTCTGACGCTATCAAGAGTTCCATCAGAAACCATCTTAGATGCAATATGCTTAATAGAATCCTGTGCTCCCTGTGGAAGTGACAGAATAGTAGCCTTCATATCGGCCGGACTTAAATCAGTAATAACATCTTTAAGTTCTCCAACGGAATAAAGCTTGTCATAAAGCTTCTTAAGCTGTGGAAACTGTGATACGAACTCTTCGTCTTCAATAACAAAGAATGGTCTCATAACATAACTATTGTTTGAACGAATCGCAGCAAGAAGATCCTGATACTCAACTTCAATCTGATCACCACTGTCGATCCAGGTATATAAAATATTGGATTTCAGTCCTGGCATATAAAGTCCTCCAGAAGTAATAGACTTGCAGAGAATTCCCTCGGACTGCTCGTATTTTCTTTTTTCTTTTTTTACTTCTTTTTTTGTTTCTGTCTTAACCTCAGCAGTATTTTCTACTGAATTAACCGCAGTAGCAGAAGCAGTTGTTTTGCTATTTTTTGTTGCTGTTGCCATTATTAAATTCTCCTTTTATTCAAAAAGTTCTTGCACATCTAAAAAAGATATGCAAGAACATACAATATACTGTATACAAAAAACGTTAAAAATATATGTTTTATGATTATGCTAAGGTCCAAACGCCAAAATAACGTCCGATCTGTACACCAACACCCATAGCTCTCTGTACTTCGTACTTCATTGTATCATCCATACGAGCACCTTTCTCATTTACCTCATAAATTTCAGTTTCGCCTACATCAACAAATTTGATGAATTTATCTTCAACCTGCGGCATAATGAACAGAGTCTTCGGATCTAACAGTTTCTTTGTAGTATCATTGAGAGCGAATCTCTGTGGCAGCTCTACAAGAGTGTACGGACCATAATAACCAAGGCGTCCCATTGTAGCAACGTCACGCTTCTGATCATCTGTGATCCAATCAACATCCATTAGCTTCTGGAACTGCTGAAGTCCAGTTCTTGTTCCCATGATTACTACCTGAGCACCATCATTTGCGAGAGATACATCCTCAAGGAGAGTATCAAGTTTATCCTTTGTAGCAGCAGAAAGAGCACCTGTCCCCTGGAACTGAGCTGGAAGTTTCTTTCCTGCATTCATCATTTCAGCATAGATATCATTCTGAACTTTTCTTACAAAAGCAGCAGCACACTGATCTGTCAGTTTAGCCCAGTCATATCTTCCTGCAAGATATAAGTCAATATCAGCACCAACAGCGATACCATATACAGATGTTGTTACTGTATAAGATTCTCCAGAACCCAGTCTCTGGAGTGTAAAGTCATGATGATCGCCAGAGATTTTAGTAACAGAAAGAATGACTTTTTCGTTTGTCCAGAATTCCTGTGAATCTCCACGAGAAAGATTTCGCTGCTCAACATAGTTATTAAAGAATTCAGACTCTCTGAAGCCTGTTTCGACTTTAATGTCAATTTCTTCTTCCATAACTTCGAATAATTCAATGCCATGTTTGTCCATAGCACGTTTTCTGTCACGTTTTGTTGAATGCTCAGTCAGGCCCATAATCGCAAACACGAATTTACGAACAGAGTCTTCTGCTTCTTTCTTTGATCTCTTATTTCCATCTTCATCATAGATCTCGTTCGGATTATGATTCAGATCATATGTAAGTTTCTTAAATCCTTCATAATTTTCTTCCGGTGTTACACCGTCTTCACATAGATTTGCAAATACAGTCTGTACATGCGTACTTAAATCACTAAATAACATTTTTCTCATTGTATATTTCCCTCCTTTCCTAATTACGCACTAATCTTTAATTTCTTATTTTCACAAACAACTTTTGCACCTTTGGTAATCTCTCCATCGAATCCCTCTTCGGATACCTCAAAAACATCACCAACAGCAAGCTCATATCCACGAACTACGTCACCTTTTGCATTAAAGAAATTAGATTCTTTCTTCCACTTATTTGTCCAATCCTCAGCGATAAATGCCTGCATATAAACAAACAGAGCGTCGCCCGGATCTACTACCTCGACATACCAATGTCCGTTAGCAGCCTGCTTCTGAACCTTTCCTTCAAATTTTGTTACAGCAGCTTCCTTATAAAGATCAAGATCTTCAAAGTCGCCACGAGCTACAAGATTACCGTTGTCTGTATCTGTAGTAAGCTCGATATTATAAATGTGCTTTCCGCCATTTTGGGCTAAAAGCTTAGACGGGAATGCTACAGCATGATTTTCGATATTATAACGAATTGCCATTTTATTAAGCTCCTTTCATATATTTTTGGATAATAAAAAGAGCTGTTACCAGCTCCATTTTATCTTTGTACTTATTTAATTAATTTTTACTTGAAAATAGCGAACCATATTTATTTCTCTTTTTAGTTGCAGCCGGAGATCCAAGATTGTGTTTTCCAACTGTTTTCTTTTCTGGTTCTTTTTCTTCAATTGTTGAGAAATTTAATTTGCCAGACTTGGCATAAGATAATAAAATTGAATCAAGTTTTTCTTTTACCTGTTCTACTGAAAACTCTGAATGATTTTCTTTTAATTCTGCAAATTCTTTTGCATCATTAATAGCCTTATACTCATCAGAAACAAATAAAGCATCCTTATTTGCATCTTCTTCAGCCTTCTCATATTTCTGCAGCTTTTCATAAATAGCAGCATAATTAGAACGCATATTCTGCAGTTCGGAATACTCTGAATCAGTTAAAAGTTCACGATGTAAGTTATATCTTTCTCCATCAAATGATACATTATCACCATCTTTTGTATAATTCTGACCGTAGATTTTATCTCCGTCCCAGTTCTCATATGTAAAATGTGTATCATAAACAGAATTAATGTAATACCATTCATTGTCTGCTTCTTCATACGCTCCTAAAAGATTATAAAGAGCATAACGAATATCGCTATGTGAAAGTTCAAAAGATTTTACAAAAACTTCAGGATCTGGCTCTGAAGTTGTGTTTCCATCTGGCTCTGAATTACTTTCTTCGAATGCTTCTGAAAAAGCTGATTCCAGATCCTCATCTGAAAGTCCTTCATATGTAAAAGTAATATCATCAACTGTTTTATCATATTTCTTTAAAAGTTCCTCAAATTTATTCACCTGATTATCCTCCTTTCCATCAGCATTATTTATATTGAAATTAGAGAGAGTAGTGTTTAGTTTCTCTAATGTTTCAATCAATTTATCTTCATTTAATTGTTCGTATTTAGCACAAATTGAATTGTTTTCTGTACTAAAATCCTGAATATCAAGTCTGCTGCCAAGCATACCTTCTCCAATTTCAGTTCCATCCTTTTCAGATCCTAAACAAGTTACACCTGAAAAATAGAAATCCTCTAATTCAAGATATTTTTCTTTCGCATTATAAGACATTGAGTTAATACATAACTCACAACTTACTTTTGTACCATTTTTTCTACGAATAATATCTGCAGCCATTGTATAGTCTTCTGGTATAGCAGCAGTAGCAATAACATAGGTTTTATCCATGTCTTTGTCATATTCAAGATATGGCTCATCTGCTGTAAAAGTACCAATCTGTTTCTCTGTATATACAAAATAATCGTTGCCGTCCTCATCTTGTTCTACTTCAATATCATGTGTATGAAAGTCATATTCTCCAGAATCAAGCTGATGAATATAACCTAGAAGTGGACGATATTTTAATGATGGCATTGCATTTTTCATATTATCCTCAGAAACATAACTTCCATTCCTATTGAGCAATGTGTGACAAGTTTTTACTTTTGTAAATAAAAGTCCTTGTGTTGGATCAGAATCAAATGAAAGTTGTCCAGGAATTTGAACTGAAAGAGTATATCCAGAATCTTTAGAATTGAAATCATAGAATTTATTATCTTCGCAGAATTTTATTAATTGATCTAATGTCAAAATTTTATGTATTTTTGCCATTGTTCCTCCTTTCCTTGAGAGTCCCCTCAATAGAAGAGGAGCTGTTTAAATAAATAGCTTATCTGTATAAACGAGATCACTCAAATTATTAAAAAGCATTTTATTATCATTCATAAAAATCCACTGCTTCCCTTGCTGATTCATTAATTTGAAACCAGTCTTAATTAAAAGCGCAGCAGATTCTTCATTCGTTGTAATTATAAATTTAGAATTGTTATCTATCATAATATCTACCTATTAGCCTTTGGCTTTATCTGTTTTATCTCTACTATCGGCTCCATCATCTGTGATTTCTGAATCATCTTTAGTAGGTGCTCCACCTGTATCCGAAGATCCTGATTGAGTATATGATGTCTGAAGCGGAACAAATAGTTTGGTTATACCAAGAATTTGTTCTTCTAAGTAATTAAGAGCCAAAGTGTCTTTCTCAGAGAATTGATTTAAAGTATTATAAGCAAGTTTGGTAGGAAGTCCGCTAGTTGCTGCTTCCAATAATGTTTTCTTAAATTCTTCTTTTGTATATGCACTTACCTCAAAAAACTTCACTTTAGAAGGATTAGATACCCAATAAGACAAGAATCTATTGACCCATCCTTGTGTTTGAGGAAGAAGCATTGAAATAGCCATTTCTGTATCTGCTTGAACAGCAGCCGAAAAAGCAGTAGTTCCGCTGATTGACGCACTATTTAATATCTGTGCGCCTCCGGAAGTATTGAACAAAGTTTCTGTAGACTTTGCTATCTTATTTGTATCTGTGGCTCTATCATTATTAAATGTAACCTGATCAAGCTTCCCAGGGATAATAGCAGCTGAAGTATAATCAGGAAGAGCTTCATTGATCATTCGGTTGAAATACTCGATAACAATATCTGGGGTGATTTTCCAATCATCTACAGAATCACTTCCGGTTATAGTTTCTAATTCAAGCCATATCATTTTATAGATGTCTTGCTTATCTGCAATAGCCTGGATGTCATCAAGATCAATAAGGTTGATAATTCCAGATAAAAGTCCAGAAAACGGCGGAACCACAGTTTCCCAATCCTCAGCACGAGCCTTGAGACATACGGCGTATTCATCCGGCATAGGCTGCCATTTACCATTGGTTGTATCATTTTCATATGCTTTATACATAGACTGGAATGGCTCTCCCCATAATTCCAATATTGTTTGTCTGGATCTAAAATAAGACATATCCATTGCAAAAGAAAAATCCCCAGTACTATAAATACCGGAGATCTTGCAATAATCTGGATCAAGCGGAAGAATGAACATACCTGTTTCATCATAATAGGCGCATCCATAAAATACATCTTCTCTAAAACAGATCATATAAATTTTTAAAAATTCATATTGAAGATTCAATTTATCTAATACATTTAGTGTATCCTGATAAGAAGAGAGCATCGCGTTTGCATCGCCGCCAGCCACTAAATCATATTCAGGAATTACAGATCGTGCATCGAGACAAAACATATTCGCATTATATGCTATTAATCTATAATAAGGATGGCATCTATAATAAAGATACCTAGATAAGCTTCTAAGATTTTTTTCGTTACTACCAATATTCTGTAGATAAGACCTAAGACTATCTTTATTAAATGCAGTTACTGTCTTAGTACTTGTCTTAGTAATATCTCGGAGAGATTTTGCCCCTTCCATTGCTTGAGCATAGTTTTCAATACTTTTTTTATTTTTCTGATACCAATTTCTTAATTCAGAAGCAGTACTTTGAGGAGTAGGTGCTGGCTCAATAGCTTTTGCTGTCGGCACCTTTGTAGCATTGACATTGTTTTTCTTTCGTTGGGCCAAATTCAGCACCTCCTATTCATCAAATATAGAATGCAATTTTCCTCTACGAATAGTAAGAGATTGCACTAATGAAATATCTGTTTTTGGTTTACGTTTTGAAGTAATATATTTTCTTCGTTCACATTGAAGAGCGTAAGATGCCATACACATTACATAAGCTCGGTCATCATGTAATTTGTTTCGTTTTTCGGGGCATATTTCAAAAGAATCTTTCCCGGACTCTCTTTTAATACGTATCATATTTACAAGCTCTTCTTTCAAAGCATCAATACTAGCAAGTGCAATTTGCTCTTGCCAATTTAATTTTTCAACACGGCTTTTGACGTTCTGTAAATTATCAAGATCTTTTTGCACATTTTCTTCAATTTCTTCTTGAGATAATTTTTGTTTTTTGTATTTTGCAATAAGATCCGCTTTTGTTTTATCATATTTTTCTTTGTCAATATCAAACATAGTGATATAACCTTTTCCATCATAAGAAGCAGTAAAATTTATCTTATCCTGATTCATAAGTTCAATCATCGCCTCATACATTTCAGATTTATATTGGGTAGGAGACATAAGATGTATTTTATTTACTGCATTTGGGAATTTTTTTATATACTCTTCAGAGTATTCTTTATCTATAAGCCCTCTGTGTATTTTCCCATCTTTCCCTTTCCAATCTGGCATAAGATAATCAGCAATATTAACTCCACCTCCACCAGATCCGGCATCAATATAGATTCCTAAAATGTTACTATATGTATCATCGCCGCCCTGATTATAATCAAGAATTAATTCTTTTAAATAATCAATCTGATCCGGAGTTTGCATTGGTTTTTTACGCTTTGCGCTGATATCCACAAGATTAATACAATTTAATAACCGCATTTTATATTCTTTATCACCATTTTGATCTTTGTCTTCATACACTTCTGCAATAAGGATTACAGAATTATCTCTGCTACGAGCTGGATCGTATGCAATAACTATTTTTCTCTGTCCGGTATCATTGTATAAAATAGGTTTTCTTATTTCCTCATTTCTGGCAATAACACCCCTACGAATAATTGCATTTGCTCCTGCATCTGAAGTAAATTCGCAATAATATTCACGACGAGCTTTTTCAGGATTAGAACGCATAGCAGCTTCAACCGTGGATCGGGTAAGCAATGGTTCCATGACTTGTCCACGAATGGTAGGCTTAAACGCAACTTCACAATCAATATGGGCTACAAAATAATCTGGATCTCCCATAAGTTGTCGTTTACTAAAATCGCGATATAATTTATAAAACTCTGTGTCAGTAGAAGAAGCAGAAGATATATAAAATAATTGGTTAGGGATATTTGACGGAATACATCTTAGACGATTAATATCAATAGAATTACCATCGCGGTCTTTTCCAGATTTGAAACTTTTATTGACAATTGCGAATGCACCATATGTTTGAAGCATTTCATCAGAAAGCCATCCACATTCATCAAATATTACATTACCACGCATACCTCTTTTTTTATCTATATTACTATTAAGTGTTTGAGTAAATGCGCCATTATAAAGACTATATGAGAATCCATTAGAAGAGTGGCTGAAACCATCTCCCGCAGCATTTTTTATTTCAATCTCAGCCTTGAATATATATCCTGTTGATCCAAGCATTGTGTCTATATTATCATTCGCAATTCTTTCAAGGGTCGTAAAGGTTTGTTCAGCCTGACTGCCTGAGCCTGAAGCAATATAGGTCCAATAGTTGTTAAATAACATATCTTTGGCCATAACCATGATATCTATCAAAGTAGATTTTCCGAATCCACGAGTGCAAACAAGAAGAACGTTAGGACAGTTCCAGGATCTTTGAATGATCCAGGCTTGAGCATCAAGCAGTTCAATATTAAAGAAATCATTAATAAATCTTACCGGATTACACTGGTAATATTTTTGGAGATTAGCAATCTTTATGAAACCTTCTAACTTCCTAGAGGACATTGGATAAACTCCAGGTTTTACAAAAATTTTATCTCCTTGTTCACAATAATTAAGCTTCGGAAGTTTTCGTATCTTCTTGGGATCTATCATCCTCAAACACCTCTTCTTCCTGCGAACTAAAGCAAGAATATAATTCATCAAGATCAACTAAATCTTCTGGCTTAATTAATCCAGCCTCTTCCATGTAATCTTTAAGATCTATATTTTCACGTAATAAGATACGAGAGATTTCTTTATAATTATCTAAGTCACTTCTTAAAGAAGTTATCATTTGTCGCTGCTCTGCAACCATATCAGAATATTCAGACTCGTCCAATCGTAATGCCTTTAATATAGAAGCATTACTCATATCCATAACTTGCTGCATACCACGACATGTACCAATATCAAATCCGTTCACTTCACCTTCGCGAAGGTTCAAATCCTTTATTTTCTTGATTTTTCCTGTCCACGTATTTTCGCCTTTCTTAGCGTTTTTATTGTTTTTCAAAGATATACAACTTTCGGCTGCCAAATCTTTAATAATACTGGTAAGATCTTTTTTAGATTGTTGTAAGGATTTAATTGTTGCAGAATTATTTTGCAACTTACGAATATCAGACATATAACTAGAAATTGCATTATCTATTTTTGTTTGTTGTAGAAACGCTCTTACAATAGAAATAGCAGAAGCGGTACGCATCATATCATCGTTTGCATCTTCGCTTGAATCAAGTAGCCCGACAAGTTGAGAATATAAGAAAGGCTGATCAGAGATTGCTTCTTTTTCAAATGGATCATATCCAAGAAGCCTAACAACATCATTTTTATTTTTAGTAAACTCACTGTACGTATCCTGATTTTCTCGCCCCTTTATAACATCATCAACTGTCTTTTCATCTTCATAAATAACTTTTTCTTTAAACATATCAGAATCCCAGAATGTCAATCCAATATAATTCTTCATTGATACATTTTTTATATATGCAGTCCATGCATTAGATTTGGTTTTTCCTGTATTTTCATTTTGGGATTCTTGTATACTTGAATCGTATAGACTATTGAGAAATGGCTTGTTAAGATATCTCAAGGCCAATATGATAGATTCCTTTGTTGGTTCATGCTCATCCCCATTTTTATCAGTTCTTAATGCGATTTTCTTTGCACATTCTTTACAAATAGGAGAACAACCAGAGCTTGTCAAAGGATCTGTATTATCATAAAATTTACTTTTATTTTTTGGTTTCCCACACATGAAACACCAAGCAGTGTCATTTTCATATATATCTATCTTATTTTCAAGATCTTGAATTTTGTTTCTCATTTGAGTCGGAGTCATTTTTACCGGCTCAATTTTAGTTGTTCTTTTTGTAGCTACAGCCATAAACAACTCCTCCTTTTATTCATTAATCGACATAGAGAGACTCGAACTCTCACGAATAAACACCAGAACCTAAATCTGGCGCGTCTGCCAATTCCGCCATATGCCGTGATAGAAAATAGGAGGGCAAGACCGCCCTCCAGAAATGTATAATATAAGTAGCAGCGTGATAGCATACTACTTGTATTATTTTTACTTGAATGTATAAACACAATATGTTGTTATATACAATCGAGGTGGAGACATCCAAAAGATGTCGGAATGTCGGAGTGGTCCCGACATTCATGTGGAGCTGGACCGAAATTTACTACGGACGCCGTTTTACATACGGTAAGCGTGAGTTCATAAACCTGCTGCATAAAGCTCATTGAGCCGGAACGGGAGGTATAATGCATGAATACATTTTTTATATGCAGCACATGGCTGTTCAATTTAATTAATGTAGCATTTTGCGTGTATGATCATCGCGAAATGTTTCACCGACATCAGTAAAAAGTAAGTCCAGTGAGGGTAAATAACAATTGCATTTTTAATATATTATGTTATACTAATATTGTAACTTTGTTAATGGAATTATTTGAATGAATTACAAAAGATAAAACGTCCGCATTTTATAATGTGGACGTTTTTAATGTAATTTATATTTGTGTTCATCTACTAATCCGTCGTTCTGATCAAAAACAAACATTGAGGCTCCAGCATTAGCTGTCTTATTAATTTTCATACTATATGGATTAACTCCAATAATCGATCTTACAGACAAATATTCTGAATTAATTCCAATCTCTCCAGAAAATGAACAATGCCAGTGACCGGATACAATATAATCAAGTGGCACATTATATGTTTTTGAATATTCCATTAATTCTTTTCCAAGATCTTTCGTTTCAAAATGACCGCCAATAATATTGTGAATTCCTAATTGAGCATATGCCAATCCAGTTGGATTCTCAATTATTTTAATATTTGGATTATTTTTAAGTCTTTCTTTAATAAATACAAGCATAGATTTGCTCATATCTTCATCCGGAAAAGCATTCTTAGGCTGTCCAACAAGTCTAAGCTGATTATGATTCGATCTTTTTATCATTTGAAATTTAATTGTTACGTGTTTACTTAACTCATTTAACCATTCAGATAAGAAATTGGCATATAAAATTGCAGAGTCAATAATTCCATATCTAAGCTGCATAAGCTGTGAATTTGCACGTAGAATACCTTCTAAAGCGTCTCCAAGCTCGAATATATGTAATAATTTGATATCATCTTTTTGAATTTGATCAACTACTTTGTAAAATAACTCCCACATACGACTCTCGAATATTTTAGGACTATACTCATTGATTGTATATCCCCAGAAATCTTTTATGCAGAACTCAACACCATAATGAGCGTCTGATATAGTAAGTAGATAATCTTTTTTACTTGGACCAATAGTAATTGGTTCCGGGATGATGAGCGATGGAAGAGTGGTAATTGCATTAACCATCTTCTCTGCGATCATTTCATCACGGGATAATTCTCGTATCCATTTATTCATCTCTTGTTTTTCTGTTTGCAGCTTGATACGTTCTTTCTTTATTTCCATCGCCTCAGAAAAACTTCCCATATCAATAGAAGAGGATGGAACAAGATCCCATCCTCCATTAATATACTCTAACAAAAGTTTAGATCCTTTTCGAATAGTATCTCGATGTTCTTTTTCACCGGAGTATTCTTCACGAAAATCCGCAATGTCTTGCCATTCAATAGAAGGATCCATCTGTTTTCTTTTAATCAGATCTAATTGTTCTCTTAAAAATATATTTTTATCCATACAATCTAC